TTCTTTTAAAATATTTCCTGACGGTGTTCCTAAAACTTCTACTGTTCCGACTAAGTCATTACCTTTCCAGTCCATATCTAAAACATTATGAGATACGTTATTTAAGTTTACGACTGATGAATCAGGATGATCTAATTCGCCAAGAGCTCTTTTTTCTCTAATAAATTCATCTGCATACTTCTCAGCTTCTCTCATCAATGTTTCTTTTGGATATACTCTACCGTTTTGATTTTTAGCTTCTGCTCTTTGTAATACACCACTAACTATCAACCTACCACCATTTTTATTTAGGCTTTCATTAATTTGTTGAGGTGTTACTTCAAATGTTGTATATTCAACTAATAATTGCTTATCCATTTTTTATTCCCTGTAAAAATAATCCTGAGTTAACGAATGATTGATGTTGTTCGAATCGCTTTCTTTCATCCGCATATTTTCTTTTTTGTTCTGCCAAAGTTAAATCTTTGTTTTCTTTAGCCTTAATAAATTGTTGCCAAGTTCTATTCGGTATCATTGTGAAAGCTCCTTTAATCTATTAGCAATTCGAATCATTCTTTCATTAATTTTAGAAAATCTTTTTCCTGTTGATTTCCAAAAATGATTTGACTGAACTCCCATTTCTGTTTTTAACTTTATATTATTATTAACTACTTTTTCCATTTCTCCTAACATTTTATTTATTTGCATAATACCTCTATTTACTTTTTGTTGAGGTGTCGATGTCGGATCTTTTTTATAATCTCTATATGAAGTTTCATTCAATCCTGACATTTGTTGCATGATTCTTTTAAATGAACTTTCATTTGTAGTAGTATGTTTTTTTGTTTTTTTGGCTATCGTATTATCAGTTGATGTTTCAGCTGACTTTTTTCTACGTTTTTCATATTTATCTTTCTTACCTGTAAATGCATATGGTGTTTGATAGCCTGGAACAGATGCTGTAGTACTCATTTCATCTAATTCTTCTTCTTCCTCCTGAAGATAAGATTCAAAGTATTTTTCTAATTCATCTATCAATTTCATTAGAAGCTCCTTCTTAATACATAAATAGTTCCACCAGTTGATTGTACTTTTTCTGGTGCTATATCATATATTGTTTCTGTACTTAAATCAGTTCCTGCAATTACACCTCCACCAGCTACAAATATTTTAGTTGCTGCATTATCTGCTCCATTTCCTAATAATATCGCAGCTGCTCCATAAAATGAACCTGTAAAAGATTGAGTTGTTGCTGTAGCAACTGATACAGCAGAATGATATTTACCTGGAATGCCCAATTTTTCAAATTGGCTATGTGTATCTGGAATATTATATACGCTCATGTTATCCCTTTATATTTTTTAGTTCTTTGACTAGTTCATAATATCTTAGCATAGTAAGTACATCTTTATCTTTGATTGCATGCCTTTCGCTCAAATCTTTCAATAAATTAGTTACTTCATGAATTTTTATTCTTAAAATTTTATTTGGCACAACATTTTTTAACTTTGTAAGTTGTCCAATTAAATTTCTAGATTCTTGTTTGATATATTCTTTTAATGTAACTGTATTTGTTACGTTATTAATATATTCACGAAGCATCTTTTGTTGATTAACAGATAAATTAGAATATTTTTTATTAAATTTATCTATCATTAATTTAGAAGCTAAAATTCTGATATCTTTATTTTCTTTTATATCCTCTTTTTGTTTAACAGGATTTGCTGATAAAATATGTTCTATGATTGTATATCTATTTTCTACTACTAATTTTGGATCTTCAAATTCAGATGATTCAAATAGCTTGTAAATAG